CATTCAGATGCTCTTCTGACCAATCCTCCATATAATGTTTACCTAATGCTCCACCTAATAAAGTAACACTAATACCATTAATAGACTTAACTGATTCAGCACCACGGAACTTCCCTGCTGGTGTATGTGGGTTATGTATCTTTCTAACATATTCTATTACTTCATCCCTTATCTCTAAGAGTTCATGATAACATTTCTGATTGTGGGAACAACCACGCAATTCATGGTCTGCCTTGTATAATGATTCAAGAAAGAGTGCATGAGCTCTTGTCCATTTATCTTCCTTAGTTTCCTTCTCTTGAATTGCATTTTGATCCTTCACTTCTGTGCCTCCTCAGATCCACCACCTATCGTATGCTTTCCACTTCTAGTTGCAAATCTATACATTTTCTCATGCATAGTCACAATTGCTTCAGCAGATTTCTCACTATCAGGAGTTGATTGGTGACGTGAAGAGTATGATGATTTTTCATCAAACCAATCATCAGGATCTACATCCTTAACCTGTTCAGTCTTCTCCTTTTGTTTATTAAGGTTTTCAATAACGAAATCCTCACCCCTATGGGAACCAACAAAAACATTCTTAATGCTCCTGCCTATCGAATCAAAAATGCTCATTTCTTTCTTTTTTCTCTTAGTATGTATGCTTTTGCAGAGTCATAGTTCCTTGCAACATGAACAAAATTACCATTGTTAATAATTTGCAATTTTGTCTTACTACCAATGATAGGCACTGCTACCCAATCACCCTCCTTAGTGATGTAACCTTCAGGATCACCGCGCTTAGGATTTAATATACCCTTATTGGGGCAAGTATAAAACTTTCTATAGTCCTTACTCACAATCTATTAAATTCATTATGTGTTTAATACCCATATAAGTCTAATGACCATACCAACAATGAGCACATAGTATGTCCACATGATCCACATACCAATTTGATTATGGCGTGAACCCTTGACATATTCTACAGGTGTCTGAGAATCCCAACCATCTGGCATGTATTCATTGGGGTCAATTTTCTTATTCTTCACTCTACCTGACCAAGGTTTAGGGTCTGATAGATCTATCCATCGTTTCATTTTGTTAATTCAGTGATTTTGTCTCTCCAATATTGTCGGTCATCCTCATCAATCCAAGGACTATGGACCATTACATACGCATGTTGTAACCAGTCTTGATCAGTCCAGTCTTTCTGAGGTTGACCATTATACTGCCTAGAACTTGGCATTTACTGAGATTACCTTAGCATTTGGATTACGTGCCAAAGCAACTTGTTTTGCCTCATTGTAGTTACGTGCTCGAACTTCCTCACTGAAAACTTGACCAGCAACATAGAGTTTGACTTCGTGGAGCATGACTAATCTCTTTTAGATGAATCTATTATAGAGTATTTAACAAATAAATGCAGTATTAATAGACACCTTATCAACTGGCATAGTATCCATCCAGAATCCATGAACTACTGTTAAGTTTATTTGTTCCACCTACACCCCATTTAAATATAACTCTCTCATCATCCTTGAATGTAATGTACTCTAATGTATTCTCATTATGCCTATCCCCACCATTAGCAAATATTACTCTATCATATATTTCTAATGCCATCCTAATTGCATCACAAGCACTATCATCCTTATCATTGAATTCAATCACAACATCAACTGATTTTAACTCTTTAAGAATTGTAACTCTTTCTTCTATTGGCATGAATGGTTTACCTTTCTTTCTAGTTAACCAAGCATCCGAATTCACACCCACTACAAGACTCAGACTAGAATCAAGTTCCCTTGCTGCATGGAAGTAAGCAATGTGCCCTGAATGTAATGGATCAAATCCACCAGTAACAATAATAACTTCCTTCATAGTATTTCTGATACCTTTGCCATTGTATCATGATAGTCCTTAACACAATAGGTATATCCACCACGTTCCTTTACTGCCTTTGCTAAAGGATAATCATTCTGTCCCTCTTCCATCATATCACCAAAGAAATGTAACTCATCATCAATACTAAAATCTCTCAGTATTTGACTCTTGTTTACTCCTAATGGTGCTAGATCAAGTCCAGTCTGTCCACCTATTTGTACTTCTAAGTTTGGGAAATGATCTTTAAGTCTATCAGCAATATCTCTTCTCTCATTAGTCTCTTTATCCCACTTCACATACTCATTTCTGCCATAATCATCACCTCTACCTAAGATGCTAAAATTAACACCTCCTGGCCTTATCTCAATATGTAATCCATTACGAAGAGGAAACTGACTGTTATCTAATTCATCATATAAAAACCACTTCACATCTTCTGGTAATCCCCAACTATCTCTATAAACACTTCTATGCTGCTCATACACATCACTGCCAGAACAGTTATAAACTCTCTTGCAATTATCATATAGTATGGGTGTTATCTGTTCTATGGTCTTCTCTCGATCACTTCCAGTCACAAGGTAAACATCATGATTAGATGCAAACTCATTGAAGAAAGTCAGGCAATGTATGTTTATCTTTTGCCTACTGGGAGTGATAGTCCCATCAACATCAAAAATGAATTTTCTCATCGTCTTACCACCGATATTGCTGGTGCACCCTGCTTGAATACAAGATCAACTACTGCTTGTACTCTACGTGCTGTACTAATACCCACCTTAGAGTATACAGGAACGCACACTAATCCATACGTTTTCTCCTTGCTACCTTTTCTTATAACCCTTCCAATTGTCTGTGATATTCCGATATAATCCATAGAACGTAAGAATAAGACTGCTTCAAGTCCTTTTACGTTAATACCTTCTGCTAGGATACTGTGATGCAAGACAACAAACTTCTTATCATCATCCTTACCCCATGCACTCAGTACATTAAAGAACTCATCCCGACTTACTTTCTCACCATCAATGACTGCACCAGTTTTAGATGTAATATACATGCAAGTATAACCTCTCCATGCCAATTCGTCAAGGAACTTATCATAGGATACTAATCCTTTGATCTGCTTAGTTGACTTAGCACATACCAAGATCTTCTTAGTATTGTGGTCATCAATGTTATCCATGATCTGATTACATTCTACATCAAATGTTATTTCATCCTTCTGTAATATGTCTGTCTTATATACTTTTACTTTTGGTGGTAGAATGTATCCTTCCTTTACTAACTTAGGTGCTGGTACGTTACAAATAACATTACCAAATATATCATGTTCATTCATACCCACCCTCATGGGAGTTAGTGAATGTTTTGGCGTAGCAGTGAAGAAATAACATCTATCTGCATTTAATGAGTAATACTCAACAAACTCTATGAAATTCCTCTGGACTGAATTGTGTGCCTCATCAAAGTATATCGTATCTACAACAACATCTGCCTCTACCAATCTATGAAGTGAATGATATGTTGTAAAGATAATCTTACTACCCTGTGTATTACTTACCCACTCTTGAATCTCATCACTCTTAGTTGTACTATAATGATGTGTTTCACCACTATGTACGTGCATCACAGATACATTCTCAATCTCTTCCAAGAACTCAGAACTCAATTGCTCTGCTAATAGGATGCGTGGAGCAACTACAACAATAGTCTTATGACCATCTTCTAATTGACGCATGGCATCATTAATTGCCACAAGAGTCTTACCACCGCCCGTAGGAACGATGATCTGTCCCTTAGAGGTTCTTGTCATTGCTTCCAATGCTTCCTGTTGGTGGGTACGTAGTTGCACAGTGTTCCATTAATATAAACCTATTATAGCAGAAAAGCACCCCGTGTTGGAGTGCCTGTGCCAGTTTCCCTTCTGGTCCCTTAAGATATTATAGAGTCTGCCTTGCAAACATACAAAGGTATGTAGTAATTCATAAATTTTGACTTATCATGAACCATGCCCAACTAAACTACATCGACCATCTATCTCAGATAATAATACCTCATGCTCTAATTGTCCAGAAAAAACAACTACTCTACCCAATACTGGTTCTATTGTTTCACCTTCTATAATTAAAGGTGATGACCCATTAGGAACATTAGCATAATAACAAAAAGTTGTATCATATTCCATATGACAATGCTTACCACCACGCTGATGCTGATTATAGGTTACAATCCAACTCATTTCTGTCTTAATATCTAATATCCCTTCTATCCAAGTAAAAAAATCATTCACTTCTTTAACTTTATACTCATGTATCATAAAAGATGATAATACTCCACCACCATCAACTTTAATAGCACCAGGATGATGTTTAATATTTCTAGGATTCAAACCTTTAGTATCATATACTTCTTTATTATTCTCTGAGAGTATTTGTGCTGCCTCAATATGTGTTATTGGTGTATGCAATTTAGCATTATTAATTGCCATCTCATATATGAGAGAGTTCAACTTAGTAGAATTAGAATAATCAAATACTTTATAGTTCATCTGTCAATGCACCCCATTTCTTCAAGGGACATGATTCTATACCCACCCTTGCTTTTATTCCAATAAAACATCCACACTCTCCACATCTGTGATGTTCTTCTACATATCTATCACATTCTTTACAGATAGATAATCTCTCTTTAAATATACTACTAGGTACTTTTAATAATTTCCTATAATTCTTATTTGCCAGTGAAAGAGTGACATTAGCAAAAGAAGTCTTAAAGTTATTCAGTTGTTTTTGTAATGAAGGATATTCAGGCATGATATAAGTTCAATTAAATTATATATTATGGATTAAATGCTCCCCTAACGGTACTATTATTAATTACACCAACAACAGAATAATTAGATCCTGATACTGCTTTACCAGCAACACCACCATTACCACTGGCAGGAGTATTAACACCTGCTAAACCCCATTCTCCACCACTACCACCTGCAGTTCCAGGATCTCCAGGTTGACCAGGAGTACCAACACCTCCAGTATAAGGTGGATTAGGACATCCAGGCCAAGCAGTACCAGCACCACCACCAGAACCTGCTAATGATCCAGATTGATTATTATATCCTCTTCCAGGCCCACCATTACCACCATTACCACCATTACCTCCTGATACTGTTGTATAAGTGTGTCTACGACATAGTGCTGCTGTTTGATATCTACCATTACACCAAGTCCAACCCCAACTTGAATGGCAATCACACAATCCTTGACCTGCTGTGCTACATCCACCATATCTTTCCCAACCTGCTCCACAATCTCCAC